TAAAACAATTGAAATCATTAATGCATCTTTCCTTGCAGATGAGTCATCTATCTTTGGTGAAGTAAACCATGATTATGTAAAGCGTGAACTTGAGTGGTATCGTTCTTTGTCATTAAATGTTAATGATATTCCAGGTGGACCACCTGCAATCTGGAAACAAGTCTCTGATAAAGATGGCTTCATCAACTCAAACTATGGTTGGTGTATCTACTCTAAAGAAAATGGTAATCAGTTCACTAAAGTTGTAGATGAACTTGTAACATCACCGCTATCTCGTCGTGCTACAATGATTTACATTCGTCCAAGCATGCATGAAGATTATAACCGTAATGGTATGTCTGACTTTATGTGTACTTACTCAACACAGTATTTTATCCGTGATGGCAAACTTCATGCATCAGTTTTCATGAGATCTAATGATGCAGTATATGGATATAAAAATGACTATGCATGGCAAGACTACATCCACCGAGATGTCCTTCAAGCAATCAATGGTAAGTCTGGCACAGTATATGGTCTTGGTGATCTTTACTGGAATGCTGGTTCTCTTCATGTGTATGAGCGGCACTTTAACTTAGTAGAAGAATGGGCACAAAGCGATGGAGACTTCATTGTCTACTAATAAATGGAATGAACGCTACATGGCAATTGCCAAAGATGTAGCGTCATGGTCTAAAGATCCAAACACTAAAGTTGGAGCTGTTGCTGTAGGTGATAAAGGTCAAATCTTATCACAAGGCTATAACGGTTTTCCACGTGGGATCTTAGACTGTGAAGGACGCTTAGGCGATAGAGAAACAAAGTACAAGTATGTAGTTCATGCCGAGATGAATGTCATATATAATGCTACATACTCAGGTGTTTCTTTAAATGGTGCAAAACTTTATGTGTATGGTTTACCTGTATGCAATGAATGCTCTAAGGGTATTATCCAAGTTGGCATTAAAGAAGTGTATGTGGCGCAAGAGTGTATTGACCTAAGACCTCAATGGTTTGAATCATGGCAACATTCTCTTGATATGTTTAATGAAGTAGGGATAAAGGTATTTGCTGTATGAAAATAGCAATCATCATGGGACGAGGCATCGAAGGATGTGGCGTAACAAAATTTACAGTTGAGCAAACCAAATGGCTTGCAAAGAATGGATATGACTTCACAGTCTTTTCCTCTAAAGATAAATCATGGACTCGTAAGAATGCTCATGATGTTTCAAATGTAGTGCAACTTAAGTTTGCAAAAGCAGAAGAAACACAAAAGATGATTGATGGTTGTAATCAATCAGACATCGTCATTATTAATAGTTTACCATCTATAGGACATAGCGATGAATGCATTGCACAATTTAAAAGAGCGCTTAACGAAATCACTACACCTATCGTCCTTATACAGCATGATCATTCTTCCCTCTCAATTAAACGGAACGCTGCCATCGAAGAAAGTGTTCATCGGGCTAGTATTATTTTCGGCCATTCTAGCACTAATGATTTTTCTAGGTATGTAGAACAAATCACAGGTGGAGGTGGACTAGATGCTTTCATGGGTGATGCAACTGGTAAGACTATTCTAAACTTTCAACCAGGCATTGATTTTGATTCTATTCGTGCTAAGTATTGGAAGCCTATTGAAGAACAAGATAACCAACACAATAAGTGGATTGGTAGAACTACCAGTTGGAAAGGCTACAAACAAATGTTTGCTTTCCACAATCAACATCTTCGTCCTAATAATTACATCACTACATTTGAAGGTATTGAGAAGTCACCAGCATATCTTGCATTCCGTGAGATGTCTGAGTTCAATGGGCACATCTCAGATCACATCAGTACAATCCCACTAGCATACGATCAACCAGCATATGTCTTTGGTCCATACATCAATGATGAGATGTTAGAGCGTATGTCTAAGGTTGCCTTTGGTTACCAATTGTCTGTACTTGATGAGCGCTTTATTCAACGATCAATTGAATATACTCATTGTGAATTGGCATGTGTTGGTGTAGTTCCAGTCTTCCGTAAAGCATACGGTGAACGTTGTACTCATAGAGCTCAAGGTAAAAAACTAATTGACTGTAAAGATACAGGTACGATTTGGTTAGATGAGAACAACATGCAACCAGCCTTTGACGTACTAGATAAATTATCTAAAGATAATGTAATGCGTGATGAGTATCGTGAGATGGCGTTTGAGTTTTATAAGTCTCACCAAGATGCACAACATACCTTTGAAGAAATGATGAAACAAATTAAAGAAAGATTATGATTACACACGCCTCTATCGTTCCACTACTTGGTGGACAAACATTAGGGCAAGAGCAAGGAATGGGAAGTCGACCTGAATGGTTAGCTTCCTTTAAAGCTTTTGAATCTAATGACTCACATGCAGTAAACCACTATAAAGACATTCCATACTACGTTATGGATGATGGTGGTACTCATAAACCTAGTAAGGTTAATGTCATCTCAACGACTTGTCCTTGTGCAGGTCTTTCATCGCTTTCAGCAGGTGCTTCCTCAGATGCAGCAGCAAACGATTGGATGTATAAAACTGCTGAGTTGGTTTTAGGTACATGGCAACCAGATGTTTTCTGGGGTGAGAATGCACCAGGCTTTGCAGGTAAAGTAGGTAAACCAGTCGTTGAGAAGTTACATAAGATCGCACTAGAACATGGTTACGCTATGTCGATCTATAGAACTAAATCACAACTACATGGTGTACCTCAAATTCGTGAACGTTCTTTCTACTTCTTTTGGAAAGGTACTAGAGCACCAATCTTTAAGTTCTATAAGAAGCCTTGGACAAAGATTGAAGACTTGATTTTAAATCTTCCACAGAACTTAACACAACATACACCAACAAATCCAAAGACACCAACTAAAGATGATCCGTGGTATCGTTATGTTTTAGAAGAGTTAGAAGGTGGTATCTCACACAAAGACTTCTTTAATAAGATTACTAAGACTGATAACGCTATGGATTGGATTGAGCGTAAAGGTGTGTCTTATCTTAAGGTTGGTAAATGGATGGGAGAGAACGACTATAAGAATATTGAAGCTCGTTGTAAACGCATCTATGAGAAGCTAAAGAATGGTGATAACATTATGAGACGTTTAACGACTGTGCCAAAGGATTACATTGGTGCTTTCGTTGGTCACTACCCAATGATGTTAACTCACCCGCATGAAGATCGATACATCACGTATCGTGAAGCAATGACGATTATGGGTTTACCACATGACTTCGAGCTATTGAATCCAAAAGCAAACTTAAATCATATCTGCCAGAACGTGCCAGTAAGCACAGCAGCAGACATGGCCTTTGAGATTAAAGAATGGTTGGAAGGTAGACGTGATAGTGTTGAAGCGACAGATCGAGTTCTGTTGCAATATAACCATAGTGAAACACAAGACTTCAGAGATATGAATGAAGTGGAAAAAAGTTCACTAGACGGTTTCTTTTTATAATTACTTGTGATATAATAGTAGAATACAAACGGAGAAATATATGGGATTGATGGATAAGTTACAAAAGAATTCTAAGATTGAATACACTGCGGTGTTAGACAAATCTAAATTCTTTGGCAAAAAAGATATGATTACAACTGCTGTGCCAATGATCAATGTTGCGTTGAGCGGAAAGCTAGACGGTGGGTTAACACCTGGACTCACCGTCTTAGCCGGACCTTCAAAGCATTTTAAAACAGCATTCTCTTTGCTAATGGCAAAGGCTTATATGGATAAGTATCCTGATGCTGTAATGTTATTCTATGATTCAGAGTTTGGTACACCACAAGCTTACTTCGATTCATTTGGTATCGATACATCACGAGTACTTCATACACCAATCACTGACGTTGAGCAACTAAAGTTTGACGTTGTTGGTCAATTGAATAATCTTGAGCGTGGTGAAAAGGTTATTATCGTTATTGATTCTATTGGTAACCTTGCTTCTAAGAAAGAATTGGAAGATACCTTGAACGAGAAATCAGTTGCTGATATGTCTCGTGCTAAAGCGCTAAAAGGTTTATTCCGTATGATTACACCTTACCTAACATTGAAAGATGTGCCAATGGTAGTAGTCAATCACACATACCAAGAAATGGGTTTATTCCCTAAGGCAATCGTCTCTGGTGGTACAGGTGTTTATTACTCTGCTGATACAATCTGGATTCTTGGCCGTCAGCAAGATAAAGATGGTACTGAAATTAAAGGCTATCACTTTATTATCAATGTGGAGAAAAGTCGTTTTGTTAAAGAAAAATCAAAGATCCCTGTCACTGTTTCTTTCGATGGTGGTATACAGAAGTACTCTGGTTTGCTTGATCTTGCTTTGGCTGGTAACTTCGTTGTTAAGCCTAATAATGGGTGGTATCAAAAAGTGGACCGAGCAACAGGTGAGCTCATTGGGACAAAGGTACGAGAGAAAGACACGCTCAATAAAGAATTCTGGGACGACATTTTAAACTCAGCAGAATTCCAAAAGTATGTTGTTGATAACTACCAAATCGGTCATTCAGCAATGATGCAAGAAAAATACGTTGAGGTTGAAGATGAAGATAACGAGTGATTCATACTCATTCGTTGAGAATGATTTTAGTGATGATTCTTGGCATGTTAAAATCAACCAAGGTGTCTATAAAGACATTGTTTATAAGTATGGTAAGATTCAAATTAAAGAAAACGGAGATGATGCAACACTCGGTTTTCAATATAAGATTATTGACTTACCAGAACATCTAGAAGAAGATGACTTAAATTCTAATGTAGACTTTATGGATACCTTAGGCGATATTCTTTCCCATATTATTGAAGACTCCTTTGAAACAGGTAAATTTAAATTAGGCACCGATGATAAACCAACTGATTCTGAATCAACTATGCACTAATGAAGAGTACACGCGAAGAGCACTTCCATTCCTCAAAGACGAATACTTTGAGCGCGGTGAGAAGCTACTCTTTGCGGTAGTCTCTAGGTTTGTTGAAAAATACAATTCAGTTCCAACTGAAGCAGCACTAAAGGTAGAACTTCAAAAGATCCCAAACGTATCTAATGAAGTTTTAGATTTAGTTACTAAAGCTTATAAAGCAGAACCTGTTGACATTCAATGGGCACTTGATGAAACTGAAAAGTTTTGTCAAGATCGTTCAATCTATCTTGCCATTATGGAATCTATTCAGATCATTGATGGTAAGCATAAAGAACTATCTAATAATGCAATCCCTGAGATTTTATCTAAAGCATTAGGTGTTAGTTTCGATACTAACATTGGCCATGATTACATTGATAACTCTGACTCACGTTATGACTTCTATCACAAAGTAGAAGGTAGACTTCCATTTGATCTTGATTATTTTAATAAGATCACTAAGGGCGGATTACCTAACAAGACTTTGAATATTATTCTTGCTGGTACAGGTGTTGGTAAGTCATTGTTCATGTGCCACATGGGAGCAGCATCATTAGTTCAAGGTAAGAACGTTCTATACATAACTATGGAAATGGCAGAAGAACGTATTGCTGAACGTATTGATGCTAACCTAATGAATATTCCTATTGACCAACTTGATTCATTGCCTAAACAAGTGTATGATGCAAAGATTCAAAAGATTGGTCAAAAGAATATTGGCAAATTAATTATTAAAGAGTATCCAACTGGAGCGGCCCACGTTGGTCACTTCAGAGCGTTACTAAATGAACTTAAACTTAAAAAGAATTTTAAACCAGATATTATCTTTATTGACTACCTTAACATTTGCTCGTCTTCGAGAATTCGTGGACTCGGTGGATCGGTCAATACATATTCATATGTTAAAGCGATCGCAGAAGAAATGCGCGGCTTGGCGGTTGAAACAAACGTCCCGGTTGTATCCGCCACACAGACAACACGATCAGGATTCTCAAACACTGACGTTGGCCTTGAAGACACATCAGAGTCATTTGGATTACCAGCGACAGCAGACTTTATGTTTGCAGTCATCTCAACAGAAGAACTTGAAAAGCTCGGCCAAGTCATGGTCAAACAACTCAAGAACAGGTATAATGATCCAACGACCCACAAAAGATTTATTATTGGAATCGACAGATCACGAATGAAGTTGTATGATGTGGAACCTTCAGCACAAACATTAATTAATGATGCAGCTCACGTTGGTGCAAAGACTGAAGACAAACCATTGAATACATTTGGTACCCGTGAGAAGCCACAGAACTTTGGAGATTTTAGTTATGAATGAAGAATGGAAACGAGAACGCCAAAGTGGTAAGTACAAAGTAAATTACTATATGGTTGGAAACACTGTAGCATTCAAGTGGTTTAAAACCTTTGAAGAAGCTACAGCGTTTTGTGTCTATAAAGTTAAAACCGGTGATGTTATTGAAGTGAAATGGTATAAAGATGAAAGTTAAATTAGTATCGTATAGTAAACCAAGTCGTGAGTTCTACGATGAGGGGTTGATGGATGTACAAGATCTTATTGCGTATTGTGCTCGTGTAAGTAATCCATCTAATCAATTTAATAGTGGCACCTCTGAGAAGTTGATTAAGTATCTTATCAACAACCAGCATTGGTCTCCACTTGAGATGGTAAGTGCATGCATGGAGATTACTACTACTCGTGATATTGCACGACAGATCTTACGGCATCGTTCATTCTCATTCCAAGAGTTCTCTCAACGATATGCAGATCCAACAAAGGATCTATCTTTTGTTATTAGAGAAGCACGTCTTCAAGATGCAAAGAATCGACAGAACAGTATTGAGACTGACAACCCAGCTCTTCAAGCATTCTGGGAAACACAACAGCGTAGAGTTATCGATGCTGCTCAAGGTGCTTATGAGTGGGCGATTCAAAACGGCATTGCAAAAGAACAAGCTCGAGCAGTGTTACCTGAAGGTTTGACTGTAAGTAAGATGTATATGAATGGTACTCTAAGGTCTTGGATTCACTTCATTGAGTTACGTTCTGGCAATGGTACACAGAAGGAACATAGAGAAGTTGCATTAGAGGTCGCCAAGTGCATCTCTGAGATCTTCCCGATGGCAGAAGGTATAGTCTCAAAGCATAACTAAAAAGAAGTGCTCGTAGGTCTTCTCGTAGGCCCTCATAAGTTGTTGATTTTAAACGACTTTTTGAGGGCCTTTTTGTCGTCTGAAAAAACCCTTTAGAATCAACAACTTAGAACTGTGTCTAAAATGATACAGTTCTGCATTTATTTTCATTTAGCCCTGTACAATAACCCGCAACTAGGGTATAATTATTCTATCAAATCAAAAAAGGAAACAAAATGTTAAAATTCGAAAAAGCAGCAAACGTTGGTGATATCATCCGTGCATACGACTTCAAACCAATGGCAGGACGTAGTGATTGTTTTGTTGAAGGTAAAGTAATTGACATCAACGAAGAACGTGGTTACAAAGCATTTAAGATTGAATGCACTGCAGACTTCTTCGATGGTAAGTATCGCAAAGGTGTTCGCTCATCTCGCTTGGCAAAAACAGTCTTCGTTCCAGTAG